AATGAACTTCTTCTCTGGGACTTTAGGCATATAGATCTTATATAACTCCCCATCTTGTCTAAAATAACCATAGATATAGGGTCTTGTGAATCTATAAGACCTAAGACTACCATCAACTTCAGTCTTCTCCATAGTAAAGAACTCCAATGGGACAACATTATATCTCTCCAACACAGTTGAAGAAATCCTAAAACTTGTCCAAAACTTAGAGTCTTGGGAATTCCAGTGTCTCATTTGGAAATCTGTTACCTTGAACTTATCATGAAATTGTATGGGTCCTCTTTCTGCAGGTGCATTATACTTGAGATACTCTTGGTAATCATTAAGTATTCTGTTAACTGCTTTGAATCTTGTATCATAGTTAAATAAACATTTGACAAGTTCAATTTGATCACCTTGAAAGCCAGAAGAGAAATCTTTAAACTTATAGTAATCCCCATTGCGATAGATAAACATGCTAGGAACTTTGTCCTTTACATTAAATGCTGAGAGCATTTTTATATCCTGACCAATAAGCTTTTCTTTTAAGTTTAGATAATATTCAAATACCCATTCTCTAGGTACATCCTGTAAATCAGATACTAAGTTCTTTGTTGAAATCATAGCAATAAGAATAAAGGGGGGAGGCTCCTGATTTAGTTTAAAATCTCTGTTATACATTAATTTATACTAACTCCCCCCTATTATCTAGGTAGTAGTTAGTCTAAACTAAAGTCAGAAGATGTTTTTGGTTTTGTAAAAACATCATCCTCATCTCCAAAAGACTTGACTTCTTTAACTTCTAATTTCTTGAGATGTTTAGCTTCATCATAAGAAATAACTGCACCACCTTCTATGGCACCAAAAGCATACTTCTTACCTTCTGCCTTTGGCAACCACATATCGTAGTTAGTATATCCTGATTTACCTTCATACTCTTTACCAGCAACACAGAACTCAAGGAATTTACCTTTAAAGTCTGCAGTCTTATTGAATGCTTTAACAAAATCTTCAATAGTATCATGCTGACCATCTTGCTCAACAAACCAAGAATCAAGTTCTAAGGTATGTGCAAGAGTTCTTAAGAAGATCAAAATAGATCTATCTCTCTGAATCTTAATACCAGTTTTAGTCTCACCATCTGCAAATGCATACTGGCTTGCTTTAACTCTACCAATCTGACCAGCATATCTTCCTTTGCTTTCATCATCTTTGTCAATCATGAAGCCTTCAAAACCTTCAATAGGTTGTGTTTCTACATGCATCATAAGATGATATGCACCATCAATAAACTTAAAGTCTTCAAGCTCAATGCTATTAATTTTCAATACGTGGTTACCTGGAGTGATTGTTTTTGGTAGTCCTGAGCCTGCTGCTCCTAAATCAGTTGTGCTTAATGCCATTTTGTTTTGTTTTTAATAATTAAATAAATACTTTATCCCAGTGAAACTCAAGTTCACCTTTTTCATTTGCTTCTGTAACTACAATCTCCTCATTTCTTAGATGTTCAGGTCTTGCACCACAAGTAACCTCTTCATTTGTCTTAAATGACAAAATAGTTTTGTTACCCTTTCTATACATGTAGCCAATTGCATCTGCGTTAGCACAGATTAGAGACTTAATCTTACCTGTCAAATCTATGTTTGCAGCAAGAACCATCTCCCCCTTATCATCAACTTGCTTGTCTTTAATGTGACCAGACAAAATAATATGGGGAGCTAATGTATCAATAAAATCTAAAACTTGAAAGAAAGCCTGTCTCAAATATAAATATCCCGCACCATTTGGTAAGGACAATACATTATCACCATCATAGTTTTTACCCATGCTTGTGTTTTTGTAAAGCTTGATAGCTAAAGGCATTACCATATCTTCTAATGCAGTTACAGTATCTATTGTAACAAACTTGTATGGGTTACCTGCAGCTTTAATAGCTTTACCGGCATCAAGTAGCTCTTGCAAGCTTCCTATTTTAACCTTAAGAGCTTCTACATAATCAGCACCATTTTCTAAATCCATGATTAGATTCTCGTCAAGACCCGCAAAAGCACTTGTTTTACCTGTCTTTGGCTTTGAATAGATTACTAATCTCTTTGGATTAACTCTTTCAGCCTTGACTTTTTTAGTTGGAAGTACTATACTCATTTTATCTTAGTTGCTAGTTTTTGAAACTCTGTTGCAATTCTTAGAAGAATGTCAGAAGCTGACTCTTCTTCATCTAAACTAATTTCTTTAAGCTTTGGAATAAACTCATTCTCAAAGTCTGGAAATACAGATAGACTTACTTGCTCTTTAGGAGCTTCAGCTTTTCTTTTTTCATAAAGATTTTGAGTAATCTCAGAACCGTCCGGCATAATAACCATTAACTCAGACAATGGAATTGTATAAGCAAAATAGTTATCACCATTAGCACTTGTGCTTTCTTTTACATCATACTCTTCTGCAAAATAAGGATTGTGTTTGTACTTAAAGAGTGGTCTATCTTCAAAAGCATGTTCAATACCTGTTTCTTTACCCAGTGCATCTCTCATAATGTCAATAAACTCAATATAGATATCTTCTCCTCTCTTTAGTTCACCTTCAAATAACTGGACTTGTCTACCATACTTACCTTTCTGAAAGAAAGCAGTCTTGATAGTAAAGAAAGGATCAGTTACTTGAGCTTTACGGAATTTGTCCATGTGATGGGCAAAGAATTCCTTTTCTTTTTCTTTTCTACTCATACTTAAATTTTAATTGTTTTACTTGCTTGGGCTGGAGTTGCTATTTCAATAATCCTCATGGAGTGTCTATCAAGCTTGAAGAAGCTAATCCTAGTGGTACCATTTCTAGATTTAAGGAAGTGAAACACAAGAGTGTCTTCATCACTAATTATAAATCTCTCTGGACCATACTGTCTAATCTTTCTGATAGAGGGTTTGTTAATACCCAACACTACATCAGCATGTTGCAATAAAGCATCTGCTCCAAATAAATCAGAATCTAATACATAATTCCCATAGTCACCGTCTTTAGACCTGTCTGGGTTATCTATGTTCCTATTCAACTGACTTAAGATAAGAAACGCTACAGGATAATGCTTCTTCATATATGTCATGGCTTCACCAAGAGCATATAATGTTTGAAACTTATCCTTTTCACCTTTTCCTACTCTAAATAAAGCTGAGTGGTCAATAGTAACCAGAGCATTTGTGTAGTTACCTGCTTCATCTTTGTGAGCTTCCATATAATAATGTATAGTTGCACACATCTCATCTACAGTACACGGATCATATACCACATCAATGATGTCATGTTTTGCACTATCTTCATAGTACTGGACACATCTTAGATATAGATCCTTATCTACTGGTTCACCTTTGGACATTAGTGTATTGTAATCAGAACCTGTATTCAGACTCAGCTTTCTGATACCATTGGTCTCATCAAGCATCTCAAACTGGAACTTAAGTACTCTAAATTTATGGTCTTGGTTCTCTTCAATAATATCAGAGATTAACTGCTCCATAAATAAAGTTTTACCTGTTCCAGGTCTAGCACCTACAACGGTGATAGTTCTCCATTCCAATCCATCACAGAAGGCATCATTAAATTTGGGCCATGAACTTTTAAGTGATTTTAGATCACCAGATCTTCTAGCCTTCATCTTAAGAAGGGCTTTTCTAAGAGCATCTCTTTCACTCACAGGCTTCAAAGCCCGGGCACCGTTAAATAATTCTGCCATACATTTGGATTAAGTTGTTAGTTTACTTTTTACATCATTATAGATGTAGTGGGATATTGCCACTATAAATTCAATTGCTAAAAATTGTATAGCATTCATATCAACAAGACATGTTTTTACTAACAACCAGGAAATAAGACTTCCTGTAATAGCAATGAAAAACAATTTGGTTTTAATCATACTATGTGTTCTTTAAAGTAATTTGGTTCTTCATAATCATCTGCTTCAATCATATCACAATAAGTTGCCAGTGTAGAATCCCAGGTTTTATCTGTATTCTGTTTTCTAACAAAGTATTGAGAGTTACGCATATAGTTGTATCTATTCATAGAATATTCATCTACATACTTGTCAGTAGCTTGTAACACAGTTTCCCATGAATAGCTAAAGTTCTCAAAGAACCATCTGAAAGCATTCTCAAGACCCTTAACGTTTACTCTTGCAGGTACACCGCTAGGTAATTTACCCTTTGGAAACAATTCATTGTAAAGTTTAATGTTGTCTAGGAAGTCATCTCCCATTAGATTCTTAGATGTTTTCTTCTTAGATTTCTTAAAGAACTCATCAATCTCAGATATAAATTTAAGACTTTTATCTGATAATTCCAAGTCTTCTGTAACCCAATTATCCAATTTTAACTTGGTAACTTCAATTGAAGAATTGACAAGTTTATCAGGCACAACATTATTATATATACTATACAATACATAAAAGGAATTTGGACTAATTCCGGCTTTAATCAGCCTATTAAATACTTCTTCCATTACCAGATAATTTTGTAGTTATATAAATGCTGTACAGTATCCCGAACTTCTCCAAAGACACCTTTAGAATCCCATTTGCTACCATTGTATGCAGCGCTTGCAGGATGTGAGACCATAAATTTAGTACAATTTTCACCACACATGTCTGCCCACTCTTGAGATTTTTTACCCATGTATACATATACAAGTCCTGGATGAAAACTCTTGAGATAATCAAACACATAAGCTACAAATGGAGCCCAGATTTCATAATGCTTACCAATCTTTCCTACTTCAGTTGTAAGAGATGTATTAAGCATAAGAATACCTTGGTTACTCCATCTTACTAAATCTAAAGGTCTATCATAACCATCAGGATATAATTTCTCAAGCTCATCATGAATAAATCTTAGAGAAGGTTGTTCTCTTTCAGATTTACTACAACTAAATGCAATCCCATCTGCTACGCCAAGAGTTGGATAAGGGTCTTGTCCTACTATAACTACTTTAAGTTCATCATATGGACATTCCTCAAATGCTCTAAACACATCTTTCAGTACAGGAGTAAACCTTTTACCATCATTAGAAAGGTTGTATAGATCAGTCAAGATCTTTTCAAATTCTAAACTAAATATAAAAGGTTTAAGAACTCTACCCCAACCACTGGGTTCAAGTTTATTAAATATTTTTTGTTTGTAATCATCAACGTCTAGTATATTACTCATAATCATGTATATTTGTTAAAAGGATTATATAATGGCTATCAAGGTAAAAGAAATAAAAAGTGATGCAACTTTAACTATTACAGTAAATAAGAATTTTTACATGATGTGTAAATCTCTCTCATTTTATTTATTTCAACAAATAGGTGAAAAACAAAATGAGGATTATCTTAAGGACATT